ATGAGTGCATCGCATAAAGAAAATCGACTGGAGCTGATTCGTGAGAACCTCAAGCGTGGCGACAAAAAGCATATTGCGGAAACTACTGGAGTCACTCCCGTCTGGGTGTCCTATGTGATAATGGGAAAGGGAGTAAGCGAGCGCGTCCTTCGGGCTGCCGAGCAACTGATCGCCGAACGAAAACAAACCAATTAAAACCTAAAGATATGAAATACAAAGTAGGAGACAAGGTTAGAATCAAGTCCCTGGAATGGTACGAGAAGCACCACGATTATCGTGGTCGTGTACATACCGGTGGCGGAGTATTCACCCCCAGCATGGTAGAATATTGCGGTAAAGAAGCTATAATAACAGGGGTATCATTGGATGTATATCAGATAAGTGTTGGTGATGAAAGCTGGCGTTGGAGCGATGAAATGTTCGAAGATCAGGACTCCACCGTAATTATCGGAAGCTGCGATATGGCAGAATTAGAGTCATCTTTGAAACGGCTTTCCGACGCTCAAAGTCGGTTCATTCGTGTGATTGCGGGAAGTGATGCCATCGTTGCAACAAATAATCACAAAACCTTCATTTTAATTACGAAACAGATCTATCCGATTATCGAAAATATCGGCGACCGTCCTATGGTTGTAGGCACACAGGTAGAATACAGGCTGTTCGGCCTGCTGATCTACCGCAAGAGGTTAATTACCCCCATGAAGTATGGAATTGACGAGTATGAATATCAAACCCGGATTTGATCAACGATTTTCTCGGCTTCTTTACGTAACTCATCAACATAAGTTTGAATTGAAGCAAACCTTGATTTTCCGGATGATTCACATTCAAGTATTTCCAGACGCTTCAAAATAACAACCTGCTGAGCAATAATCATTTTAATAAGTTCTTTATCCATAATCGCTAAATGTTTTAAGGTTTGACAGTCATAAATATAGCGATTTATCCCGCGAATGCAAGGGCATTATCCGGAGCGATACCGGCACGGGAGCAAAAACCAACGAAAGCGACCAATGAAACATGATAAAGAATACCTACGTGAATGGATGGAGTTTGCAGAACAGATACGTCAGGATTCCTCCAAAACTGCTGATGATAGCGATAATCACGGAGAGTCGAGTCAACCGTTCAAAGAGCAACATGCGAACATATCCACCTTTAAGCAATCTGGTTTTACCTCGTTCGGTAATGCTGACGCCGTACCTGTCGAGGCGACACATTCCTTCGGATTGCAAAAACTCATAAACGGATATCACGTTGTCGGGTGCGTTTTTACACAACCTGTCATAAGATATATGATCGGAATTCTTAAAACACTCAAGCGCAATATCATACATTTTACATCGGTAGTAAGCGTCTCCGTAAATAAGTTTTTTAAAATCCATAATCGCTAAATGTCTTAAGGTTTGGCAATCATAAATATAGCGATTTATCCCGCGAATGCAAGGGCATTATCCGGCGCGATACCGGTGCGGGAGCAAAAAAGACCGTTTAAACGAACAATATGAGCGACAAAACACGAGAACAATGGTTGAATGAAGCCGTCGACCAGCTTCGGCCGAGATTTGCCGGAAAAAAAGATGTTCCGCAGGTGCGTGTTTCCATCGGTTTTCCACCGAAGGGCGGCCTGGCTCGAAGGAAAAAGGTCTTAGGTGTTTGTTGCCCAGCGAGTATGGCACTCGACCGACTTCCTCAAATATATATCAATCCGATAATCTCCGATGTTTGCGGGGAGCGGGGTATTCTCGCGGTGTTGACGCATGAACTGATCCATGCCTGCGGAGTGAACGGACACGGGAAAGAGTTTCGGGAAGTGGGCCTATATGTGGGTCTTGAAGGTAATATGTCCAGTTCCGTAGCCGGCGAAAACCTGCAAGAATGGTTTTCGCACGTCATCGACAAATTAGGGCCCTTTCCTCATTCTTCACTACATACGGGCGTACCGGTGATGAAGCCGGATAAATGCCGGATGCACAAGTGCGCTTGTCCTAAATGCGGTTACACAGTGCGGATTGCATCCAAATGGATTACAAAAGGTATCCCGTCATGCCCAGTGTGTAAGGTAGAAATGGAGCGAGATTGATGTTTAAACGGAAAAAGATTTAAAACACATTTAACCGACATTTAAATGATCCAGCCGAACGACATACTAATACGCGAGACCTCCGACGGGCAAACCGTCTGGGTGTCTCAGCGTATGGTGGTCGAAGGATGTGGAGTAAGTGAATATTATTTAAGAGTTGCTTGTCGTGACCGTTACAAGCAGTCCCTTCCCACCTCCTGGCAAAAGGCTGCCGTCCAGTCCGATTTTTTCCTGGGCGACAACAAAAAGTCATGGCGCTGGGGACGAAGGAACGGGCAATATTACTACGACATAGACCGGATTCCGAATCGCAAACCTCGTTGTTACCGGGATATGCTGCCCGGCAAAGACGAATTGATCGCCGCTGTCGAAAATGCGAACCTGCGCTACAATCACAGGCGAAAGGCCGAGAATCGAAAAAGCCTCATGGCGGCGGTTCGGGAATTGCGGAATGAAGAGGATGCCCGGTGGATCAGGTTGCATAGCGGCTATCAACTGCCCGCGTCGACCGTAAACGATTATGCCTCGGCGCTGGCGTGGTGCAGATTCATTCGGAGCGTCGTCGCCCGGAACCTTTTAGACCTGTTCGGAGCGACTTCCATCAAGCGGTTTTATGATGCCTGCGCCGCCATCCTGTCGGATCTGAGGCTTTCCAACTTCAGAATCGGCACGGGCGAGTCACTGCGTAAAAAAATCGCGTCTTTTCCACAGGAAATAAACGAACAGCGGAAGTGGATTATCTCTGAAAAATACGGTAATAGCAACAGAAAGATCTCAAAACCGCATCAGGTTATTAATGGGAATGAACGTGATAATAATGAAATTGATATTTAAACTACAACAGATTTAAATGATCCAGCCGAACGACATACTAATACGCGAGACCTCCGACGGGCAAACCGTCTGGGTGTCTCAGCGTATGGTGGTCGAAGGGTGTGGAATTAAAGAAAAAGATTTAAAAGATACCTGTCGTGTCCGTTACAAGAAATCCCTTCCCGCCTCCTGGCAAAAGGTTGCCGTCCAGTCCGATTTTTTCCTGGGCGACAACAAAAAGTCATGGCGCTGGGGACGGAGGAACGGACAATATTACTACGACATAGACCGGATTCCGAATCGCAAACCTCGTTGTTACCGGGATATGCTGCCCGGCAAGGACGAATTGATCGCCGCTGTCGAGAATGCGAACCTGCGCGGCAGCCGTGAGCGACAAGCGGCGCAATACAAAACGATTTCAAAACAGATCAAAACACTGATCGACAACTCGGATATTCAATATTTCCTGCATTACCAAGTCGGAGATAAAACTATTTTTAATATCGACAAGTCCCGACAACTCGCCGAATCAATGGCCTGGTGTCGGTATATCAAAGAGTCCGGGAATCGTTACCGGGAGATAGGATTCTCCTCCCGGACTGATTTTCTTTCCGCCTGTGTCGAACTGATCCGTCGCGCAGATCTCGAAGGATTGAAAGTCAAAACGGCTGATTCTCTCCGTAAAAAAATCAGCCTGTCGCCGGACGATCCGGAACTGCTGCGCCGTTACCTGGTATCGGGGAAATACTGCAACGACAATCGCCGGATCATCGGCAAATACAAATTGATAGACTATTCGACCGGTGAACTGCTACCCATCGACGAGCACCAGGCCATTATGATGACCTACTGGCTGAATCCGGGCGGTGCGGCCAAAGGAACCAAGCGCGAACTATGGGAATCCTACGCCGCAGACATGGAAGCGGTCGGCAGAATCCCGATAAAACCGTCCACATTCAACCATTATACGAACATTTGGACGAATAAAATGCTGACAGCGAAAGAACGTCACGGTAAAAAGCATTTCAGAAATACATACCGCCCCTACGTTCCGGCCCGCCCATTGGAGTTTGCGAATTCATTATGGGCGTCGGACGGTTCCGGCGTGGTTCCATATCGGTATCAGGATCAGTACGGAAGGTGGCGAATGATGAAGTTATACGTGATGTTGATTTCAGACGTTGCAAGCCGGTGTATTATCGGATATGCGGTGAGTTGGAAGAGTCAACATATCGAAGATGTCCGGATGCTGCGTAGCGCCATGACAATGGCTTTACGCAACAACGGCAGGACTGAAGTGATGGACTTTATTTCGGACAATCACGGCGCATATACAAGCGACGAATCAAAGGAATATCTTCAGCTCGTTTGCCGAAATTTCCGCACGATCAAGCCGGGAAATTCCCAGGCGAACCCTGCCGAATTAACGTTTAAACTGTTTAAAAGACGGTTTAAAACCTATTTCAATCTCCCGGAAACCTCATGGAATGCACACAGCCTCGAAAGCGTTGCGAATCCGGATTATTACGACGTAATGACGCTTCCGACCTACTCGGAATCCATTACGAAGCTAAACACGGCTGTATCCGACTGGAACAATACCCGAATGAGCAACGGACTGACTCCCGTCGAATGGTTCGCACAGTGGAAAAACCCGCAGGCTAAATCATACGACGACCGTCACTGGCGGTTGATAACCGGCAATGTAAGCCGGCAAGATCTGAGCTACCAGCGATCGATTATGACTATCGAAAAAAACGGGGAAAAATATCGTTTCGACGTTCCGACGGACACGGATTCGATAGCATTAATCGCAAAACACATGGGATATAATCCGGATGTGCCGGTGACGGCATACTGGAACGAAGAAGGGGCCGATCTGTACACTATGGACGGGAAATATATACTTAGCTGTCCGGCGGCATCACTGGCCTCCAAATCCATGTCGGAAGCCGACGGAAAAACGCTTTCCGCACTGCGTCATCACAGTGATAAAGGCGAACAGGTCGAAGCGATGGCGGACGATTTCGTTTCCGATGTGAAGTATGCGAAGGACGTGATGTGCCGCAATTACGACTTCAACACCCAGGGGATCGGGACGAAAGAGACATACAACGGCATGATGGAAGGAGTCACCGAAGCCGAGTTCAACAAAGAATTGGCAAAGGCACAGAAGAAAGAGACACGGAAAAAAGACAAAGAACAGGCGCGTGCGGAAAAGGAAATTATGTCCGCGTCGATAGCTTTCCACAAAAACAGAATATCAGACTTATCCAAATACATAAAACGTTAAAAATCATGGATGAAAGCGTAAAAAAGTTGATCTCGGGCAGAACGCTCGAATATATTCAGCAGAATGCGATGTCGCAGACGATGTTTGCAAAACATTGCGGAATAAATCCGTCGTATCTGAGTAACATTCTGAACGGGATTTTTGAATACAAAGCCGCCGAAGGAAAGATAGTCCCCATATCTGACAAATATTTCCATATCATCGCCGATTGTATCGGGATGAACCTGCAAGAGTCCGTTTGGGACATCCGAGCAACATCGCAATTCACGATGATGATATCCACCCTTGAAAACGCCCACGAAAACGCTATGTCGGAAAATGGTCGCGGGGCCTTCAAAATGATTATCGGGGAATCCGGCTGCGGAAAAACTTTTGCGATCAACCAATACTGCAAAGCGCATCCGACCGACTCGATCAAAATAACGATCAACGACATGGATAAGATCAAAGATATCATCGAAGAGATCGGACGACAATTAAGCATCGAACTTCCTTTAGGGGCGGGCAATAGACTGCGCGCAATCGCGCGCGAATTCAGAAGCAGGGCGCTCAGAGGTGTGAAAATGATCCTCATCCTCGACGAAGGGGAGAACACAAAGATTCCCGGATTGAAAATGTACAAAGCCATATACGATCTTGTGCAGGGTTATGCCGCTTTCGTTATTGCCGGTACTCCGGAACTGCCCAAAATGATGAATTTACTTCTGGGGAAAGGGACTCCGGGTATCAAACAGGTCGTGCGGAGATTTAAAGCCGGGATTGTGAACCTTCCCCCTATGGATCGTAAATACACGCCTTTTATGGATTTGGTGGAGGATATCCGGTTGCGCAAGCTCCTGGTCGGGCTATGTGACAATTACGGCGAATTGCATGATTTCCTCGAACCGGCCATACTTTCTGCAAAAAAAGACGGGAAGCCTCTTACCGAAGAATATTTCAGAACTATGTACTGTATTGCTAAAACCGGAGAATAATGGAACAAATCAAAATTGTCGACGCCCGGACGCTTCCTGAGGAGGTACGGCGTCAAAAACAGATCGAGCAACTTGAAAGAATGATCGTGATGAGAAGCGAACGAGCGCAGTCTACGGAGCGATATCTGCGGATTTTCGGCTCCCGGCTGTGCGAGGATCGGCTACGGCTGCTGAAACTTCATTTATACCGCACGATCGAATCCATTATCGACATGCGCCGCGACCTGATTGCCCTGCAATCCCCCCCCCCTTCGGCAATTACTGATATTTGAACACAACCTCAATTTTAACTAAAAAACAATACGTTATGGAGAATGTAAGTAAACAAGAAGTCGAAAAAGCGATCAGAGCTTACAAGGCCGCGAAAATCCAAAAAGCAGAGATCGAAGGTGCGATTAAAGATGCTGAGGAAGTCATCGAGGCATACAGCTTAAACCACATCGGAGAGTTTGCCGACGGGCGTTTGCCGATGGACGAAGGGGTTATTGCGATCAAGGCGGGGGCTGCAAAGCCTTTAAAGGAAGGCAAGCCGCTCCCGACCGTTGCCCGCTCGGAGCTCGCGGCAGCACTCCCTCCCGCCTATGTAAAATCATCGTGCGATTTCACCTTCTTGTTCAACAGCCAAGACAAAACTGTCCGGCAGATTCTTGCCTCTCGCGGTATCGAAATCGTCCGCGAAGATAAGTTTGTTGTGCTTTAAGTTTTCCCGACCGGGTGGCCACGCGAGGCGGTTCGACTCCGCCTCCGGGAGCAAATAAACGAAATGCGATTATGTACGCCGATATTGACAAAGACGGAAAGGTCAGCCTTCACGACCTGGCTCCGGCGGAAGCCGAATTGATCCAAACCGCCGCGATCCGTTTGGCCGAAGAAACCAATTCCAATGCCTCTACGCTCCGGAAGGTGGCGATGGAGATCGACAAAGTTTTAGTGAAAGCATCCAAAATATAAAAGCTAATATGATTATTTATGAAAAAAATTCGATTAACAATCAAACGCGAAGTGTCTCTGGATATTGAATTCGACGACACGAAACTCCGTCAGGAATGGGTAACGAATTGGACGTATTATATATCCGATCTTAACAAGGAACCCGATGGATTCTCTTATGCCACTGTGCCGGAAGATATTCCGGATGAGTCGATCCCTTTTTTCAATTTGGCCGAGCAGGTAGGGTATGCAGTGGTTGTGAATCAGGACGACCATGTCGAGGGCCTTCAATTTTATCCGACATGCTACAAAGGAATCAATCCTAAACGCGATGCGGAAACCGCGGTGTTCTATGAAATTACTGAAGACGATACGGAATACGAATTCGATTTTGATAATAGCCAGTATAAGTAACCGCCTCCGGGCATAACATTATAAGCTATGATTTTAAGATTTAGAGAAGGTTCCGCGCTTCATGCCGAATTAAAGCGGATGTACGATGTGCGCGAAGCCACGTACAAAGAGGCATGCGACATTATCGAGGAGTTGGTCGGTGAGCGACCGGAAGGATTCGGATACCTCTGGAGCTGGGGTTTCACCTGTGCATGGGATCCGTACAGGGTCGCATTTAAAGACGGTTTTGTTCCCGATCCCAAATTGATGTCGGAAAATATGAAAGTATCGAACCGCGATCATAAAGCATACAAAGTCCTGAGAACCTACAAAAAGGGCCGGGAGGCGTCGGATAAATTCAAGAAATTCTACAATTCCATCACCTCCGACGGTCTGGAAAAGTTGGGTTTGCCTCTTCATGTAGAAAGTCGGTATTTCTATTTCATGCCCAGCAAGGATGAAGCCGGGTACTACCTCGCGGTTAGCAATGGTATAGCCGATGTGCTAAAAGAACGTCGATATCACGATTGAATTAATGTAAAGCGATGAAAAAGATCATGTTTAACGACCGGTACGGCCTGACACAAGCGGTAATCGAGGGTCGAAAGACCGTAACGAGACGAGTAGTCGATGCTTCGGGGAAATATTCAAAGTTACGGGTATGGCAGCCAGTCATAGGAATGCGTGACGGATTATATGGATGCAACGATGGTGGATGGGAGTGCCTTTTTGAACCTTACCGAAGGGATGAAATTGTGGCCGTGGCGCAACGTTATGAGGATATACATAAAGAGTTAATGGCCGGAGACTTTGGAGATTGTCGTTTCGATAACTTCAAAAATGCCGTAGTATCTGGAACGGCTGGATGGAATAATAAAATGTTTGTCCGCGCCGATCTGATGCCACACCAAATACGAATACTCGATGTCCGTGCCGAACTGTTGCAGGATATAACCAAAGAGGATTGTTTGAGGGAGGGAATTGAATTGATGTCGGTTTATGAAAAATTATGGAGTAAAATGCCAAAACCCATGTATCGTAATCCTGTATATGTCGGATTAATAGAAAGCGATCCCCGCGAAGCCTTTGCTTCTCTCATCGACAAGATCAGCGGACGTGGAACCTGGAATAAAAACCCCGTTGTTTGGAGAATAGAATTTAAACTGGTGAAATAATGACGACTCTACCGCCCATCTGCCGGGCATTGGCAATGGGACTGAATGAAGAATTAAAAAAACGAGAAATGAAAAAAATCAAAAACATACGTGTAAAAGTAACCTATGAAGTGGGTTTAAATGATATAGAGGTTAACAGTAGAACCTATGATGCATTGATATGCTTGTTCGACAGTTCCGATAAAGTTGACTGGTTGCCGAAGACAAAAACAAAAGAAGACGCTTTTGAATGGCTGAATGCCAATATTCGAGAAGACGATTGTTGTGAATTAGAGTACGATATTGTTGATTTAGAATAGCTGTAAAATAAACCAGCCTTCGGGCGACCCATCGAACGAGTAAAGAAATAAGAAGATGAAGATTCCGAAGTACAACAAGGGCGACACTGTATATTTTTCAGCGAGGATAAGTGAAGATCGTCACTTCGATATATTCGTAATGACAATCACAAGAGTATACACCGATGGAAATATATGGCGATACGACATGACGGGTGAAACCTACGAGATACAAGGACTTCCGGAATCCCGAATAACAAACAAATGTATTAAATGATGGATACAAAGTGTTTCAGCTACGGTAAAAGTCTTTAAACCTGAAAAATAAACATACCATGTACCGAAATAAGCTACTCGCAAAACTCCACATCCTATTGAAAGAGACAGGGGCGGAGGCCCATAAAAAGGATATCTACGCCGGCTACGGAGTGGATAGCGCTAAGGAAATGTCCGACGATCAAATCGTCGACCTGATCGGCCGGCTCGATGCATCGACGCAAAATCATTCGACAATGGAAAGATCTCACCCGGTACAGCAGAGGCACGAAGCTGCGAACGGCCAAATACGCGCCCTTCGCAGCGATGTATTGTTTGTGCTCACGGCCAACCCCGACGCTCAGAGTCCGCGACGCCGGGGCCTCGGCATCCCGAACGACTGGCAGATACTGAACCCGTTCATCCATCGTCACGCCGGGAAGCTTCTCTACGAAATGACAGATAGCGAATTGCGGTCGTTCAAAACAAAACTTTGCGCGATGCGGCAGACCGGATGGCGATATAAAGGCGGCGACATAAAACGGGATGATCCGGATCGGCATTCAGTGCCGCCAGTGTCGGTCTGGGTCGGCATTCCGGCGGAAGGCACTGACCTGGTTAATTAAAAAAGCCGTCAGCGAAATAATCACCAACGGCTCGGTTGTTCTGGCGGAACAAGGCAAAGTTAGTGATTTTTCGATGGCATACAATAAAAAGGGATATTTTTTGCGAGCGAAAGCCATAAAACGCATAGCGGCAGAGCATTACGAACCTGGACGACAGGATCGCTGCTACAAGTGGGTTTGGAAGCGACACATCAGGCCCGTGTACGGCATCTGCTACAACACCTTTTTAAAGTATCTCAAATGCGTCGAGCCGGGCGCGGAAGACGGAGGAACACAACTCCGGTTGTTCGATTAGAGGCCCCTATTATGGGGCCTCTAAGTTTGACATGGAAAACCACCGAAAACCTTCCTTTATTCATAAATAATGACTACATTTGAATATTATTATATTATTAATCAATAAAATTATGATGAACAAACTATTACTTTGCGCCATGCTCATTCTTGCCGCCGGGTGTTCGAAAGACGATGAGCCGACAAATCAAAACGATCAATTAGTCGGCACTGTCTGGCATCAGGATATTAACGAATACCGGGCTTATACTTTTTATTTCGCCATCAATGGAAAATGTACCGAGTCATGGAAAACCTCGGTCGGCAGCGGAACGCTTGACTTGCAAAGAACATTTAAATACAAGGCTCCGAATATCACCATCATAAGCCCGTCGGGTAGTGTCGTGTATTCCGGGACTGTGGACGGTAATAAAATGAAATTAAAAGCAAGCGACCCCGAAAAAGGAGAACTTTTACTAACGAAAGTAAGATAAAATAATTAGCCCGCCGTTCAGTCCGGCGGGCTTTTTTATTCTGCATAGTCTTCCTGTGTCGTCTCGAACTCGATCCGGTAAACCTTCAACCCGTCGGCACGCTGCTCCGGAATGACGCTTTTACGGGACAGGCTGCTGAAAAAATCCATCCCCCACCCTTGAAGGGCGCAATATACTTTGTCCGGCAACTGCATTTTTTCGAGGGCCTTTTGTTTCCACTGCTTCGGCGTGACACTGGACGTCTCGTCTATCCATGCCTCGAACGCCACGCGAACCGTGACGGTTACTTCGCATTGCTGCACCTTCGCACTCTGGTCTTCGCATTTGTTAAAACGAACATCGACCAGCGCGCACGGAAAATCTACCGGAGGAGGCGTCTGCCCTTCCAATTGTCCACTCTCTAAATCGATGTATAATAGTTCCGGCACTTGTGCCGTAAGGCGTTCTTCGACCGCCGAATAAATCTCCGTCATATTTTCTTTATTTAAATGGTTGTTTTACCAGGCTGTTCAGCCGGACGATTATCTTATCGTTCAGTATCGGCGAGTGCCCCATGTATTGTCGTTTGGGGATTTTTATCGTGAGTTTTTTAGCCCTGGCCATCGCAGCCCACTTCCCCGTTTTCGAAATGTCGGGACTCTTGCCGGATGGGTTCTCTTTATGTTCCATCGCCCAAAAGAACCGACGCTGCCTGACCGTCGGGATCTGGATGATCGTTCCACCCTCGTTGTGTATCCTGGCATATTGGACGCGCGGCGATCCGGCTCCGATCCGCACCTCGCGGCTACTGACCAGCGTCGGACGAATCGTGTTCATCAGCGATCCGCTACGCACCATCAGCGATCCTCCGGAACCCGGCCGTTTAGCTTCAGGCCAGGGTACGCCGTCCCAATCCTTTTTTCGAAAACGCTCCTTATAGTATTCGGTCGCCGTCTCTGCGATCACCTGGGGGGCCGCCTGTTTTATATTCGCCGCCATGCGGTCGATTTTTTGCCGAATCTCTTCGAAAGTTGCCATTTGTATGGAATTTTCATATATTTGCCATAAGTGAACGTGTACGGGTGTAATCGAATCGGTCAGCCCTCGCGGGTGATGGGGACTGTAAAGACTGGATGACCAGCGTATCCGTTTATTAGCCCGCAAGTATGGAAGCCTCCTTAACCGGAGGCTTTCTTCGTATATACCAGCAATCCCCGCCGGTGTTTCGTGATAACCTCTTTTTTCATCCGTAACGGGAACCACGTCCGGACGGTATTTAGTTCTCCATCCGAAATTCGGCAGCATACGACGACTACCTCGTCCCGGTAGTATTTAATCAGCGTGTAATTATCATACGGCTTTCCGGCCCGTTCGTTATTAATCCATACTTCATCGGGATTTTTGAGTATCTGTGACAGGCAGTCGAGATATTCCACCCTGGAGCGGTGCGATCCGGTCGTATGCCGGTCGAAATTAACTTTCTCGATCACGACCTGTCGGTCGTTTCTATCCATGAGCGTTACCTTTCCCTGCCACTGACGCGAATCGAACCATTCGCCGGCCGTCCCTGTGAATCGGGGAACATGCTGCGTAGCGGCCGCCTTACCTTTACTGACTGCCGGCAGCCCGAAATCCGAAGCTCCCAGACGGTCGAGGTATTTAGCCGCCTTGCCGGGGAACTTCCTGATGTAAAACTGATTTTCATCGAACACCCGCGGCAACACTGCCCGGTTCACGCCGAATCCTTGCGCCTTCGCGTTTTTATATTCCGCCGTCTCGAAATATTCGTCCACCCTCCGCCGCATGGCCGCTATGTCTATCCCGGCTACCTCATGCTGCATGCGGGGCACTACGTAGCATCGGCAGTTCCATCCGTTGGGAGGATATATCTTTTTCCAGCGGACATCGTTTGCCGGCAGAATCACCCCGTCGAGCTTTCGATGCTCTTCGCGCACATGGTCGTCTCCTACGGTGCGGTATTCCCAATACGGGAACAATTCAACCTGTCCCATCAGGCGGTTGTAGGTCGCCGTACTTTCGGCGATCAGCCCGGCCGTGTTGTATTCGGTCTGCGCCCATGCTTTATTGAATACTTCGGTTACTTGCCGCGCCTTCTCCATAAACTCGGCCGGGCTCTTGCTGTCGCGGAACAACTGATTCAGTTTCTGCAACTCGGCCAGCGTTTTGGCAGCGGAAAAGTGGTATAAATTCGTCTCCATCGCCGTTTGCGCTACGGCATTTCGATGTCCGTAGTCGAAGCCGTCGTTTCGGGGCCGCCCGGCAAATCCGTGCCCAAGAGCCGCGACGAGCTCCCCCGCAATCCTACCGAACAGCTCGGCGTCAAAATAGGCTGCTTCGCCCCGCGCGACCCGTTTGATCAGGCGCGTATAGAAGTCGTCAGCCGGGTCATCGGCCGGGTTCGTGAGGTGATTGCCATCGGACGCCCCCGTATAGGGGGCTCCGGCGAAAAAACGGAACAATCGGGCAAAAAAAGCGTGGTTCGCGGCATCGGCATCCTCGTCAGGATCGTCCGGGATCTCTTCTTCCGGAATCACCGGCACAGACTGTCGAAGATGCACCACCTCATCATTTTCATCGGGCTTGGGAATACCGAATGTCTCGTAGATATAGTCCGCCGGTATAGGGACCATGGCGACCGCATCCTTCACCAGCGACATGCGTTCGATCATCGTTACCGTTTCGCCGGCGTCCGGGAATGCGAAATACCCGCCGGAGACCGGATATCCCCGATTTTCAAGGATGGGAAGCAGTTTACGGTTGAGCACGCGCTGCACGAATCGCCGGTCGGCTTTGTGCTTGCTTTCAAGCACCTCCATGTGTACCTCGCCTTGCGCCCTCGACGATCCGTCGAGCGTCGTCATCGTCTGGCCCAATATGCCGATCAGGATCTCCTGAATGCAGGCCACGCGCAGCCGGTCATAGATCGCCCCGTCCCCGGAACTTTTATTGTCTTTGTACTCGATGTCGCTTTCTTTAGGAATCACCGTCCTCCGTAGCGATCCGGACTGCTCCAATGCGCGAATCAATTCCTGCCGTGTCGCTTCGTCATAGTTATTGTATTTGGCAACCTGGAACGGCATACCGAATATTTCGGCATACTCGGCCCAGTCGCCGAACCCGCCGCGCTTGTAAATCACATACGGCGCGGCTTTCAGGATAAGTCCCAGGTCGTTATTCTTCCCCACCTCGATAAACGAATCGTTATCCAAGTACGACGGGCCGCCGTCGTCCGACTCGTTCAATGCGATCTGTTTGGTCGCCGGCCTGATGTGCTTACGAGGAATGGAATTAAAAGAGAATCCGTCGGAGAAGTCAAATTCGAGCAAGCTGATTCCCCAGAATTTGGCCTGCATGATCTCGGTCAGCATGTCCTCGAATTCGGGCGTATCCATCAGGTCGTCGATCTCCGCGACCGCTTCGCCGTTTGGGGACTTGAACACCAGTTCGGCATTGGTGATCGCTTCGATCCGTTTGTCGATGGCGTCCGACAGGATCGGGTCGAGCATCAGGTCTTCATACAGGTTGTACAGCGCTTTCCGCTTTCCCCGGTCGGCCGCTTTCAAAGCGCTGCGCCAAGTATCGATATCGGCAGTGTTTCGGGGGACGGGCTGTATGGTGATGTTGTTTATCACCAAATTCCGGGATTGTTGTTTCGGGACGCTATTTTTACGTTTTACGGTCATGGCGGGTCTATGTGTTAAATTCAAAGTCAGATTTGAAATTAAAGGCGATTAAAGGGCGATTAAACGACTTTAGAAGTGCTGCGCCCTCTTGGGATTGGACGAATAGTACACGAGTCCGCCCTGCGTCTCCGCATCTTCGGTCTTCGGCAGGTCTGGGGACACGTCGCCGCGCTGCACCGCTTTAAGCCATTCAACGGCGCGATCGTAGCGTTTCTCGCGCCGGTCGTAATGAATGCCCGGCGAGGTCAGGTTAATCAGGTGGTACGTGGCGATATCTTTTATGAATATCAGCAGCAGATCGTTGCGTTCGGCCCCTTCCGCCCGGAAGATCCGCTCCGTGTCGAACCGGCCGAGATAACCTTTCGCTTCAGCGACCGCGCCGTCGATGGCGGCGGCTATGATCGTATCGTCGCCTCGTGTAATGAGATCCTGCAATTCGTTGCGCAGGTGGCTCTGTAAATCCTCTTTAGTCAGAAACATATCAGTATCTTTTTGTGTTTCGCGGGCGCGGAATGCTGGTGATCCGCGAGTTCCGCGACGTTATTTTTTCCCGGATAATAAATACGCCTCCCTCGGTGGCGTCGACGCCGTCGCACGGAGCCGAAAGTTTTGGATTCACGGCCTTAAATTGCTCTTCAAGCCGTTTCATGTGGGGATTGCCGCGCTCATCCTCGTTGAATACCAATCCGCCCGTTCGCACGAGCGGTTCGAGCGTGCCTTCTATGCGGGAGAATTTGTCGCCTTTTTTTCGGTCGTCAGGCGTTACGCAAAGGGCGTTTCCGTCGCGGCGTCCGCGCTCGGCGAACTTCGGCATGAATACCTGTTCGTAAAAAGGGGTTTGGAGGCTGTTGTTTTCGATATACCAATACACAGGGGCCTGTCCTCCGACATACGCCTTCAGATCGTAAAACCACTGGATAAAGGTGTCGGTGGTGGCGTTGTCGACAAAACAGTTCAGCACATAATAACGGCCTTCGCAGAAGCCCATCAGTATGACGGCCTTCGTGCAACTGCCTTTCTTGTCCTTGTTCGACGTGGCGGGGTCGGCGTAGGCTACCAGGAACGGAAATTTTCGCAGTGCGGGACAACGATCCCAGCGAATTTCCTTAAAAGTCTTCCCTTCCTGGATAGGGTTGTTGAAATACTCCCCTTGCTGGGCTTTAAGCGAGATCTTGCTTAGGGCGCGATCGATGTCTTCCTCGCTGTTTTTGCTCGGCCACACAGAGCGGCCGAACTCGTCCCGGATGTTAATAACGTCGGCGTGGTCGGCCATTTCGATGGCTCGCAGCATACAACAGTTCTCGGCGATAATGTTTCCGCAAAAGATCACCAGCAGCGGCGTGGAGATCGACCGCGTAGCATAAAGCGCCCTTTCGAGCCAGTCCCATTTCTTATTCACGATATCCGGGTTCAGGCAGTCGGCGTCCGTATCGAAGTCGTCGATCAGCAGTACGTCCGGCCGCATCTCTTCGTTGCGCGATCCGCGCGGCGACTGCCCGGCTCCGACGGCCCGAAATGCGGCCCCTATGCGCAGACGGAACTCCCCCGACTCCCAATTGCCGGGCATCTTCTGTTCTCCGTAATCGTTTATCAGCCGTTCGTTGCATTCGAAAAACGCCCGGTACGGAGCCAGCAGCCGCTCGGCATTGTCCTGGCTGTTCGATGTGAGGATGGCATTGCGCTTACGACGGGTCATAATCAAGTAGCACACCTCCATCATCGTGCGGGCGCTCTTGGCCAATTCACGCGCCCAGGCCCGCGCTTCGTACCACTCCGGATGCGCAACGACGCGCCGGGTGGCCTCGCATTGGAAAGGCGCGGGTTCGGCGGTGTAAAACTTCTTGAAATAGTATTTAAACCACTTTTCGGGATCGGCTTCCAGGCGGCGAATACGGCGCAGTTTATCGGCCTGACTTTCGAAAGGATCGACCTCCAGCCCGGCATTAAAACTTCGTAGGAAATCGTACCAAAATTGATACGCCTGTTTATCGGTCACCTGTGCTGTCATCGCATCGCCTCTTTAATGAAAGCATCGTACAACGGCAGGAAACGGATCGCCGCTTCGGAATCGATTTGCCGCAACCACACGAGGAATTGCTTTCCGATTTCAACTTTCTGCGCGATCCCCGTTTCCGTCTCCAGTTTTTTGATCGCATTGGTCAGTTTGACAATGGTGTCGGCCTCGCGGCTGGATATGTAGCGTTTGGTCTCGTCTTCGCGGCTGTCAACGGCCTGCCGCAAGGCCGATATCTGATTATACAACCAGGCCAACTGGCTTTCTTTCGAGGTCAGTAGCGAGACCTTCAGATCCTCCCACCTTTCCTCCCTAATCCATTTGCCGATGGTCTGCGGCGTCGATCCGACCCGCGCGGCGATCTCTTTATTCGTGATGGCGTCTTCGGTCAGGTAGAGCTTCTTTGCGAACTCTTTCTGCTGGCTCCGGGATAACTCTTTCATGTCCTTTTTTCTGCAAAAGTGAACCGTTTTAACCCCGTGTAAAAAAATAGTTTAAACCATTGTTACACAATTTTATAACTACTGATTTTCGCCCGAATATTGCCGAAAAAACAAGGCAATGACTCAAACGTATATCGACGCGATAAATCCCCAGAGTCAGGTAGCGGAAATGCACCTGTACGGCTCTATCGGCAATAAGATCGACGGCGACTTATTCGCCAGGGAACTGGCTTCATTGGATCGGCAATGCAACCAGGTCAACATCCGGGGTAACTGCCCCGGCGGAGACGTGCTTCAGGGCATGAGCATCGTATCGGCGATACTGTCGATGGTCACGCCCGTGCACGTCTATGTCGACGGCATCATGGCCAGTATGGGGGCCGTGATCGCCGTGTGCGCCGACCGCGTCATCATGCAGGACTTTGCCAAGCTGATGATTCACGATCCCTTCTTCTCCGACAACGGCGCTATGACGGCGAAGCAGCGCAAAATGCTCGATAAGATCCGCGATATGCTGCTCGGCGTATTGATGCGCCGGGGCAAAAACGAAGAGGAGATCTCGCGCCTGATGACCGAGGAAACCTGGTTCTCCGCAAAGGAGGCCCGCAAGATGAACCTGTGCGATGAAATTCTCGCTTCCAACCGCGCCGAATCCTTTCTAAGACTAACCCCTCAGCAGATCATCACACAGATCAGCGCAGAATATCAACCACAAAATCAAAATGTTATGAATCTCACCAATGAAGCGGCCGAATTGCTGAAACTCAAGGCCGAAGCTACCGAGGCGGAGGTATCCGCCGCCGTCGTCGCCCTGCATGGCCGGGTTGCGACCCAAACCAAACGGGCCGACGACGCCGAACAGCGGGCGAAAGCGGCTGAAAACGAACTGTCCGAAATCCGTAAAGCCCAGGCCGAGGAACGGAAGAAGGAGGCCGAAACCCTGGTCGCCACCGCAATCAAAGACGGGCGCATCAACGCTGCGGCCAAAGAGTCCTACCTGGCCCTGTTTGAAAAAGACCACGAGGCGGCGAAAACGGCTCTCGCGTCTATCCCCCGCCGGACGAATATCGCCAATCAGATCGGCGGCAAAGACGCCGCCCCGGAGCGGCAGGCGAAGCTCGAAGCCATGAGCTGGGAACAGCTCGATAAAGGCGGCTTCCTGGCCGACCTGAAAGCAAACAACCGCGACCTGTACGACCGGAAGTTCGAGGAACGGTTCCATCGCAAACCTTCAAAACAGTAATAAAAATGGCAGTAGAAAGAGAAATTTGGGAAGGCGACATCGTCGAGAAGTTGTATGCCGAGAATCCCCACCTGAGCCTGTGCGTCAACGCAGACCAGTATGTTTTAGCCGGGAAAGTAGTGCACATCCCGCAAGCCGGCGCAGCCCCCGATGTGGTAAAGAACCGTTCGTCGCTGCCGGCGGCCGTGAAAAAGCGTACCGACACGGACATTACTTATCCGCTGGACGAATACACGTCCGATCCGGTGCATATATCCAACGCCGAAACTATCGAACCGAGCTACGACAAGCGTATGAGCGTTATGGCGGACACGCACATGGCGCTGAATGAAACGGTCGGCGTAGTGACGATCCGCAACTGGGCTCCGAGCGGTTCGGCCCGCATTATCCGCACGTCGGGCGAAGCCGTCGCAGCCCACATGCCCGGTGCGACCGGTATGCGTAAAAAGTTCCTCAAGGCCGAACTGAAAAAGGCCCAAAAGCAGATGAACAAGGACAACATCCCTACGTCGGATCGCTATGCCATGTTCGACGCCGATATGATGGATCAATTGACCGACAGCCTGACCGATTCCGAGTACAGGGATTTTTCCCGCGCTTACGACGAAAAAAACGGCGTGGTCGGTAAACTCTTCGGCTTTACTATTCTTTCGCGCAGTTATGTGCTGGGGTATAACGGTTCCGCAGCAATCGAGCCGGGCGGCGAGGGTAATTCTCCCGACTGTGCCGCCGTGCTGTGCTGGCATAAAAATTCCGTCGAAAACGCTCTGGGGCAAGTGAAGTTCTTCGAGGACGAAGGTAATCCGCAATACTACGGGGATATCTATTCCGCTCTCGTGCGTATGGGCGGCCGCATCCGCCGCGAAGACCAGAAAGGCGTCGTAGCCATCGTGCAGGATCTCGTTACCGAAGCGTGGAAGACCGGCGAGGAGTACAAGGCTGACGCTTTCGTAACCAACGACGGCAAGACCTATGTCTGCGTAGAGGATCATACGGCTTCGGCCGCATTCGCTACGGACGCCGCGAAATGGGAGGAGATCGTATAGCATGGAAACCTGGATAACCGCTCTTGTCGCTCCGGCGACCCTGTTGATACTTACCTGGATAACCAACCGCACGGGCCGGCGCATCGACGAGACCCAGAAGCTCGTAACGCTTTTGCAGCAGGAGATCGGCCGGTTGAACATCAAGATCGAAAAGTTGGAAACAAAGGTCGAGACTCGCGACGAGGCGTTGGAGCGCAAGAGCATAATTATCCAGGAGGCTTTCAGATGCCGGACGCCTTCCAGCAAATGTCCGGTGCTTATAAAACAATCACAATTAAACGATTATGCACAAAACAGCACGGGGACTGCGCAACCGCAATCCGGGCAACATTCGCCACAATGCGACCCGCTATCTGGGGGAGATTGCGGGGACGGATAAATCCTTCAAGACCTTTTCCGCGATGCCCTGGGGGTATAGAGCCATGTTCGTGGCGCTATATACCTACCAACGGCGATACGGGCTGAATACGATCACCGGGTTGATCCGGCGGTGGGCCCCGTCCAACGAAAACGATACCGAAGCGTACATCGCAGCGGTATCCCGCGACAGCGGAATTCAGCCTACGACCTGGATCAACACCCAGCACCGGGACACGATGATCCCGATCGTAGCGGCGATGAGCCGCGTGGAAAACGGAGTGTCGGCCGATATGTCCGAAGTCGATGCCGGTTGGGAATTATTCGAAAAACATAAACCATGAAAAAGCTGATTGCCATCATTTTGTCGCTATTATTTATAGTTGGATGCTCCAGATCTGTAATCCCGGTAAAATCGGAAACGGATCGCCGAAAGACCGAACGGATCATCGACACCGTGACAAAAGTCGTTCCCGACAGCGCCTTGATCCGCGCTCTTTTGGAATGCGACAGTCTGGGACAGGTGCATATCCGCGACCTGTACACCGAAAACGGGCGATTGGTAAAACTCAATATGGAATTACGGGACAATCTGCTGCGACTACGGGCCCAAGGGGAATCACAGGAGCGGGTGCGGGAAGTAATCCGCACCGATACGATCTACGAATATATCGAAGTTCCTGTGGTCGTCAAAGATCCGGTCGTCGAATACCGGCTCCGGTGGTGGCAGAAGTGGCTCTTATGGATAGGAGTGTTCTATCTGGTTCGTATCGGAGTCAAAGTCTTTCTGAACTGGAAGCAAATCACATTTAAAAACCTTTTAAAAATCTTTTGACCATGATTAAAAAAGCGATAGGACTGAATGAAGAAGGTATCCTGCTGGCCGATATGACCGAGGACGGCGCAATTCCCGCCGAAGACAAATTCAAAGCCCTGGGGAAAACCTACAAAGACACGGCCACCCTCGAAACCGAAGAAGGTGAAACGGTTGCCTGTGAGTGTGAAGAGGACGACGACCCCGAAGACGAAATCTATATTCCCGGCGGCACGACGCTGAAATATTCGACGTCCGATCTCGACCCGGAAAGTTGCTATAAAGCCCTCGGTGGCGAATTGTCGGTCGATAAAAAGACTTGGGGCGCTCCGGATAGTTTTCGTCCGAAAGAGGTGTTTGTAAAATATACTACCAAATCCGGACTTCAGGTAACAATCAACCGGGCTAAGATGTACACCCGTATCAACTGGGCCATCAAGAAGAACGGTTACGGACTACTGGAGCATACTCTCAAAGTACTGAAACCGAAAGCGGCAGGAGTAAAGAAGATGCAAGTGGTCGATACCTCAATTACTGAATCCGAAGGCTAACCCTGCGAATTATGAACGAGCAGCACATTCAAATTCAGGCTGCCGATACGATCTTACGCAAAGGAGTGCGGGTTCCGGTTCTGGCCCCGCCTCTTTTATTTCGGATCTTCGGCAAACGCCGCATGAGCATTACCCTGAGGCAGCCTTCGTTCAACGGCCTACTGATTATCAGTCGTCTGGTCGTTGAAATGGGGCTCTCTCCGGATGAATTCAAAGACCTGACCACCGCCGAATGCTATAAGCTGATCGACCGGCACGGCGAAAAGGTGGCGCAGATAATCGCCGTCTCCGTCCTCCGCTGGCCGCCTCTTATTTGGGGATACAAACGGTTCGCCCGTTGGATGGGATGGCGCATCGAGCCGGCGCTGCTCGCCTATGCCCTGCATTTGGTGTTGACCCTGAACGACGCAGGGGATTTCATAAGTTCTATCAGATCGGTAACGGAGCGGCTTCCGAACCTTCTGAGTCCGAGGAATCAGGGGAGCATCGGGGACGAGTAGTCGGCCTCCATAGCCCCTGGGGTATGTTATACCAGCTTAGAAAAGACCTGCACCTGTCCCGGTGGGAGGTCACCTGGGGAGAATCGTGGATCAATATCGCCATGATGCTGGACGACGCTCCGCATTATGTTTCCCGCTCCGATCACGCCCGGCCCGCCGAAGAGATGAGCGACGATGACTTGAAAAAATTCGCAAATGAACTGAACCGATGTCAGAAGAGATAGACATTCGCTTTTTACTGAACTCCCCCGAGGTGGAACGGGAATCCAAGCGTACCCAGGATGCCATCACGGGTATTGAGAAGACGGCCAGGTCGACAAGTAAGACCATATCGTCGTCATTCTCCGAGGCTTCGATCCCTGTCGAAGACCTCACCGAGAACCTCCGTATCCAGAAGCGGGTACTCAAGGAGCTTGAAGCTCAGTACAAAAAGGAGGCGAAAAAGGTATCCGGGATGGCTCCCGGCGCAGCAAAGGTGGAGGCGGAAAGACAGTTGGCCGTTTCAAAACAGGAGATCGAAGATGAGAAAAAAGCCCTTGTGGAACTCGAAGCGATTCAGAGCCGGTATAAACAGTCCGCCGAGTCGATGCGGACGAAGATCCGCAAATTGAAGGAGGAGATGTCGGGCATGGTCGAGGGTACGGACGAATACTACCGAAAAATGCGCGAGTTGGGGACCCTTCAGGATCGGTACGGCGACATTTCCAAGCAAGGACAGATCTTCGCCGACGACCAGAAGAACATCCGTGCAACGACCGAAGCGATCCAGGGACTTTCCGGAGTCATGTCCGCAGGAACCGGCGTAGCGACGCTGTTCGGAGCCAGCCAGGAAAATCTCGCCAAAATCCAGGCCCGGCTCCAGGCAATGATGGCTATCTCTATCGGCGTGAACCAGGTGGCCCAGGTGGTCAACAAAGATAGCTACTTTACGCATATCGCCCTGGCTAAAGCCAAAGACATGGTGACGGCATCGACTACGCGCCTGAGCGTCGCGCTGGGTATTTCGAACGCGGCGGCGAAAACCCTGATGGCAACTTTAACCCTCGGCCTTTCGCTCGCCATTGCAGGCCTGGTCGTTCTGATTAACCGGATGAACAAATCGAAGGCCGAAGCGATGGCTAAAGACGCCGAACTACACAATCAGGTGGTGAAGACCCGCATCGAGATCGCGCAGGAGTCGGCCGAAATCGACAAACAGTTCCGGGCCCTCGAAAAAGCGAAGGCGGGTACGAAGGCTTACGAGGCAGCGAAAAACAAGATCCTCACCGGCTACGGGAAATACTTGCAGGGCCTGTCGACCGAAATACGTACTCTTCAAGACGTTGAAGGCGCATATAATGCCGTGAAGAAAGCGGCTATTGACAGCGCCAATGCCCGCGCCCGCACCGCATTTGTTTCCGAAGCCTCGCAAAAGGCTAACGAGAAGATGGCGGCGGCGGTGGGTTCGATCCGTGAGGAGATCGTGAAATCGTATGACAAAGAGTTTCTGGAGAAATTTCCCGATCAAATCACGTCGATCATGGCCGAGATTACGGATGCGCTTATGCAGCCCGACAGAAATTCGCGGCAGAAGTTCATCGACGCAGGAGCTATCCTCGAAGATTACGGCTTTGGAAAAATGGCGATTCAACGCGTGTTGCGAGGATGGGATCTTCTGACGACAGACGTTAAAAGCAGCTATGTGCAAGACTTCCATTTAGCCCTGGAGGAGTTAAACGGCATCGAAGAAGTGGCCGAACGCGTGTTCAAGACGACCACGCCGAGCAACGAAGAGATCGCTAAAAACAAAGCTTACTGGACAGAGCAGCGCGATAACGCGCAGGCTGCGCTCGATGCCATGAACGAAACCAAAAAAGGGACGGCCGAATGGAACGAGCAATACAAAAAACTCGCTCTTGCCAACCAAAAACTCAAATTATGGGACTTCGCAGCCGACCCGTCGAAATTACAGTCCAAACTCAGCCAGACGGCATTACAGGCACAGATAGAACTCGAAAACGCCAGAGCCGGAGTTATGAGGGACGGGAAGGAAAAGCGACTCGCGCTGGCCGAAAGCGAATACCGGCAGCGTCTTGCTGTCATAGACAAAGAGGAAACGGATCTTAAAGCACAATACAAAGCCCAGGGGAAAACTATATCGCAGGAAGAGAAAGATTCCTTTGCAGCCCGCCGGCAGATCGCCGATACCGAACGTGCGAATAAACGGTTCGACGCTGAGTACGACTACTACAAACAGACCAAAACGCTGTACGATGAACTGGCCGATGTATTCCTGACCGATGAGCAGCGCAAAACCAAAGCGATCCGCGACCGGTTCGACGAAATGCGAAACCGGGTAAACGATAGCGTACTGTACGACGGCATGGACGAGGGTACGGCCGGCAAGCTCTACGCGCGAATAGACCAGGCGCAGCAACAGTCCGAGTTAGACGAAGCGCTCAAGCAGTTCAAGACCTATCAGACTCAGGTCGAAGAGACGGTACGCGACCACAATGATCGGATCGTCCGCCTCCGTGCGGCCGGCTACGAGGCCGAGGCCCAGGAAGGGGAACGCCAGCGCGACAGGGCTTTACGCCAACTCTCCGAGGCCATGCTTCAGGAAAGCGACTTGTGGGTTCGTCTTTTCGGCGATCCAGCGACTAAAACGGTCGCTCAGATCAAAACCCTGATCGACGAGACCCGGAACCTTTACGACTTTCTTCAGGGGAAAGAGGGCGCAATGAAGCCTATTGGATTTACTGACCAGCAGTTGGAAGACTTGAAAAAAAGCCCGGAAGCGCTCAAGGCCCTCCAGGATGCGATCAGTAAATTGAAACAGGAACTCGGACAGAAAAGCCCGTTCGACCAGTTCGCAAACGAAGTTAAAACGGGCGTCGACCTGATAAAAAAGGCATTCGGCGCAGATGGGAAAGGGATAAAGGATGTGTCCGGAGGAGTGACTGTAATTAACGACGCTTTCAGGGCATTTTCTCCGACACTCGAAGAATTCGGTAAAGACCTGTCGAACATCTTCGGAGACGAAGTGGGCGAGGCCATCCAACAGGCCGTCCAGTTAGGCCAGGCCGTAGGCGACGCCGGTTCGGGTATCGCAAAAATCGTTTCCGGAGACGTCGTCGGCGGAGTAATGAGCGTCGTTAAGGGGATCGGTTCCGTTTTCACGATGGGCCGCGAAGCGGAAAAGCGTCATCAGCAGGCGCTCAAGAATATCGCCGACGCTCGCCTCGCCCAGCAACGCGAATATAACCTTTTATTGCTCGAACAAAACCTTTTATACGAAGAAGGGAAAAACGCTTTCGGCACGAACGAACTCGGCCGGGCCACTAATGCCCTGGGGTTATACAGGCAGGCGATAGCCGATTACAAAAAAGAGTTAAAAGGTGAAGCCCCGACGCAGGGATTGTTCGAAAAACTAATCGGCAAGTACAGCAAAAGCTATCAAAACAAGCTCGACGCTTACAATAAAGGATACGGGGCCCTCACAGACGCGAAGATCGTCACCGGGCACAAGAAGACCGGATTATTCGGATGGGGAAAGGGAAAAGACGTGTACAGCAGTATCCTCGAAGTGTACCCGAAACTGGTCGACAGCACGGGCCGCCTGGACGTTGCTCTGGCTCAGTCTATCCTGGACACCCAGAAAATGGACGACAGCACCCGAAACCTGGTGCAGTCGCTTATCGACTTACAAGAACAGGCCGACGCCGCACGCGAGGAGTTGAACGCTTACATACAGGAAACCTATGGCGATCTGGGCGACGGCATTATGGAAGCGCTCGTCGGCGGCGTCCGCTCCGGCACGGACGCATGGCTGGAATTCGGGAAAACCGGGGCAAGCGTGTTGGAAGATCTCGGCAGGCAGGCAGCCTACTCGCTATACCTGAAAAACGACTTCGACAAGCTACAAAAGGACTTGGGAGCCGTTTACGGAAGCGATAAAAGTGAGAAGCAGATCGCTTACGACGCAATGGACGTCGTCGATAAGTTTTATGACACGGTCAGCGGGAAAATGGATCAGGCGGAAGACTGGCTCAAGTATTGGCAGCAGCGGGCAAAGGACAGAGGATTCGATCTATGGGCCGAAGACCAGAGCGCGAAAAAGGAAGGCTCGTCCGGTCAGCTTCAGGCGCAGATGACCGAAGGGACTGCATCGCAACTCGTCGGCCTCTGGAACATGACCGCGCTGGATATTCGGGCCCTAAAAGAGATTATATCCAACAGGGAACCTGTTCTGGGGAAAATCCAATTAGACGTGCACCAGATCCTGGTGACGACCATTTTGATCGAACAGCACACCCGCGCCACTTCCGAAAACACGAAGGCTACGGTAAATGAATTAAAACAGGGGTTTCAGCAGATGAGCCGAAGGTTGGATGAAATCGCCGCGAACACGAAAGCAAACGGCAGCAGAAGATAACTATGTACACGCTTGACGGAACCGATATCAGAAATTTCGGCGCGGTCGCGGCCCGTAAAGGGGAGCGTATCGCCCTGGAAGGCGTGTTCTCTTTTCCCAAGAGGAAAGGAACTACCGAACGCAACTGGCTCACCCAGATCGAACCTTTCGTCGATGCGGAAGACCTGGAATTCGACGGACGCGCCATGACGCTGAGCGTGTGGCTTAGGGGGGATTCATGGGTTCAATACAACGACCGTTTAACAGCGTTTAAAAATGCCTGTATCGCCTGCCGGACACTCGCTACGGAATATGCGTCATTCCCTGTCGCACTCAAGGACTCGGTGGAAGTGGAAGAGTATATCGGCCACAACCGGGCCTTCGTATCGGCTACTTTTTGGCAGGAAACCGTACAGTTTCCCGCACTGACAGCGCAGCCTTCCGGCGGCGACGGTTATCGGATCGACGGGTTCAGCCTGCTTACAGACTTCGGGATCAGAGTTTATAAACGGCAAGACAATAACGATGTGGGGAAACGTATCGAAACCGATACGACCGAACCTTACACCCTTACGCAATACCGAGACAAAGGTACTGCCACCTTTAAATGTTACCTACGCGGCGAATCCTTTGCCGATATGTATGCCAAGATGACCCGGTTTCATGCTCTGTGCGCCTCTTCGGGACTCAGGACGCTCCGTCTTCCGGATGGAGCCGAGCTATCGGGTTATGTGAAAGACGGATTTACGGCCAAAGCCGAACACCGTACAAAAGTCTCTTTTGATTTTAAACTACGATTAATATGATAACCGTATTTAGAAATACCGACGCAACAGAGGACATTGTTTGCACCGTCTCCGATGATAATGCCACTTACTCGGCAGCTTTGATGGGTAAAGACGAGATTGTGGTCGACGTCGTCACTCAGGCCGTATTGCCGGTATCCGTACTCGACTATATACGCTACGACGGATACGCCTACACGCTTAACCGGCAGCCAGAGTTTACGAAAGAGGCCGATGTGAAGTATCGCTATAACCTGGTTTTCGAGGGAGCTATCTATAACCTGCTCGATAAGGGCTTCGAGCACCCGATTACCAAGCAGACTCGATTCACGTTGACTGGAACGCTGCGCGATTTCGTACAGCTTGCGGTGGATAATGCCAACCTGACCGATTCGGGCTGGAGCGTGGGCGACGTACCGGATACCCCGCGTAAAAACATCGTATTCGAAAGTATGACGGTGGGTGACGTACTGGATAAACTGGCAACCGAGTTCTCAGTCGAATACCACAGCCTCGGCAAAAGGATCAGTTTTTATGACCGCTATGAAAATATCACCCAAATTGTTTTTAAGCAGGGCATGGGAAACGGCCTTTTCACTTTAACCCGGCGCAACGTAGACTCCGAAAACACCGTCACGCGGGCCGTACTGTATGGCGGCACGAAAAACCTGCCTCTGGGCTACCGCAACGGATCGGAGTACCTGCGCTGGGCCGACCCAGCTACCGGAAATATGTACGTCGAGAATTTCAGCGACTATCCGAAAGTCGTAGAGCGTGACGTTTATTTCGACGATGTGTATCCGCACTTCGAGGGCGGGCTGGACGGAGTACAGGGCGACCATCACGAAATAGTCCGCTGTGCGGCCATCGACTTCGATGTGAACGACTATATGATCGGGGACGTAAAGGCGAAGATTAACTTTATAACCGGAGACCTGACAGGGAATGACTTCGAATTCAACTATAACCATGCGACCCATGAGGTAACGCTAATCCGCAAAGAGGACGATACCGTCCTGCCGGACGCCGAGGGCAACCGGCCCTTAATTCCTAACGACAATAAATGCCCGCAAATCGGCGATCAGATCAATTTTACCGACATTACCATGCCGCAGGCGTATGTTACCCGTTTTGAAAACCAACTACACGACAAGGGGGTCGAATGGCTGGCGATCAACTCTCAATTGCGGGTGAAGTTCGAGTTATCCATCGACCACCGTTACCTACGGCGCGAGGGAATCTCGCTCAAAATTGGCGACGTCGTGCGGATTCAGGTTCCCGAAGACGGCATAGACCGCCAGTTGCGTATCATATCCCTGGAAAAACGGCTGAAGGACGGCTCCATCACCTGTGAAGTATCCAACTTCCTGCGGCATAGCTGGGAAAAAGAGGTGGAAGGCAAATTGATGGCCGCCCGCGATAAAGCCGAAATTATTCGCTCTGAAGTATTGTACGATCTGAATGCGTCGAAGGAATGGACGGCGCGTCACTTCGCGCGTTTAGCAGGGGGAAACCGACTTTCAGGAGACCAGGATATTGAAGGAAACGTCAAAGTCACAAAGGATATATCCGGAGACAATATTCATGCGGAAAAGGACATTTCCGCCGGTCGGAAAATATCTGCCCAAGCTGGTGAAATCGTTGACATAACCTCCGAAAACATCGAGACCGCAATCCTAAAAGTTCTCGACAAGATCATCGCTAAAGACCAAACGCTGTCCGGGAAGATCTCGTCGGCCGACTTTCTGTCCGGGCTGCTGGGCTACGGCTGGCGTATCGACAACGCGGGCCGCGCCGAAATGCGCTCGCTGACCCTTCGGGAATGGCTGGACGTACCCGAACTGCGTTACAACCGGGTTCAGGTCATCGGCTCCGAATGGTGGGTGACAGAAGGCGGCATAATATCGGACGTACAGTCTTCCGGCAGTCAGTGCGTCGTCACGCTGAAGCTGGAAGAAGGCGACTTGAACCCGTTCCGCCCGGCCGATATCCTGAAAGGCATTTACCATACCGGCACGGGATTCCAGACGGTGATGCTGCGCGTCGACGCGGTATCCGACGACGGCGCGATGACCGTTACCCCGAGGTATCCGCAACTACTTCCGCAGAAGTTTATGGACGTCGCCCGTATCGGCAACTTCACCGACAAAGAGCGCCAACGC